AACCGCCTTCGCGCGCAATGTCCTGCAGGGTTTGCACATATTCGCTAAGGCCAACCACAGGATTGCCCGAGCCGAGATATTGATAGATTTGCTCTTGCTTGGCAGCGATCATGCTGAGCTTTTGCAATCGCTCTTCCCGCGTTTCGGCGGCCACCCCAACGTGGATTTTAACGGTTAGATCTTCCGCCCACGCTTGCGGATTGATTTCCAGAGGTTTGCCGTTCACACGGATTATGCGTGGCTGATCTTGATAGGATGCAACCTGTTCCAGAATCTGCTGAAAAATGCGCTCGACGCCCTTTGCTGCCCATCGGCCGATCAGCTCAATGCGTGAGTTGGCTGCCGCCGAAAGCTGCCGGATCCCCGCCGCAGTGTCCGTCACGCCTTGATCACGATGGCCTTGCGCATGACGCATAACGCCCGACGCTTGCTCCGTGCGCTGATCGGTATATTGCAGAGCTGGATAGATTGCGCCGCTCACGTCCGGCGTTACAGATTCAAACACGACATCGCGCGGGCTGCCGGTGATTTGAATGACGTCACCAACCGACCGATCAAGCAGCTGGTCGATGACGTCTTCGTCCTGCCCCCCACCAACAAACGTCCGTGGGCTAAGCGTCTGTTCGAGATTGAGCAGAAGGAACCGCATTAAGTCTGTGCGGATTTTGGTAAGCTCTAGGATTTGGTCCGCCACGGACTGGCCGATTGCGCGGTGACTGATCCGGATTGGGCTCCATTCAATCAGGCCGCATTTGTCGACTTGAACGTTTTCCAGGATCGTATTTCCAACGCGCTTGATTTGGCGCAGCTCAACGATTCCATCGCCGTCATAGTCGATGCGCACCCATTCTGTGAGCAGATCCGACTTTGACCGCTCCGGCCCCGTCTCAGTGCTGTCAAATTCGACGTTCTCATCCTCAAACCGCGTCTGCCTGCGAGCGTCACTGTCGAGATCGTCAACCTGATCATCAATCGCTGCGCCCGATACGGCAGCAAGCTCATCGGCGCTGTCTGGAAACATCCGCGCAAGATCTGCGGTATAAACTTCTTGCTTGCGGCGGACATAGTCAGCATCGTCAATTGATTTTGAGCGCGTTGCGATTGCAAACTCTTCGGGCGCTACAGACTCAACGAGTATTCGTCCACATGCGGGCGTCCGTTGAGTTTTGACATCGTACGTAACAACGCCAAATTCATCTGGCTCGTTTTCTTCCGCTTCCAGAATTTCATATTCTGGCGATTTAATAAATTGCTCGACGCGCGCGCCAGTCACCTTTTGATAGATCTTAGGCGTTTGGGCATGCGGTTCCTCGTAACCGACATGCACAACACCAACGCGAGTAAGCAGGCCGTCAAAAAGAAAATCATGCAGAACGCTATCGCCATCATTGTCACGGCGGAAAACGTGCTGAAGATAGTCGGCAATTTCTTGCTCTTGGTCATTCGCTGCATCGTTCGGACTTTCGACAGCAATCAAGTCATCAGCCAAAAACATCCGCATCAGTGCTGGCATCATCCAGTTGATTGTGTCGGCTACGTCTTGGCTGACAACAGCGGGATGGCCCTCAATCTCATTACCGTACGGCTCGCCAAAATAGCGCTCCATAGCCTCGGTTTGCGCCTGAGCCAGATCGCTTTGATAGTATGTTGACGCGTCGGCCTCCTCTTCTCGCAAAATCGCGAGTAAGCGCCGTTCGTCCATCGGTTGTGATGTCATTTCAACCTATTGGTGTTGTTTTGCCGGGGATTTTGAAAAACACCCCCTGTTTTGTGCAACCTGTGATAGCTACCGCGCCTTAGGGCATTCCGCTTTCATCAGCTCGATATTCTTCAAGCCATGCCTACGCGTCGGGGCTTGCGTCGCTCGCGTGCAATTTTGGGCGCGACTAGCGACATTGCTAAATACCGAAAAGCGTCACTTGCATGCGATGTCCAATCGTGGCGCGGACGCTGCCGAAACGTTTTTGCCTTATCGTCCCATTCGCGCTGATATTGCCTTAGCGCTTCGAGTCCCTGCTCGCATTTTTGAGCATCAAACACACATCGCGGGACCATCTGCCTGACTGCTTCAATCCCATCACTAACATTGTGACGAGGTGTGACGGTGATTGGCTTGAGGCCCAAGCTCTCAAGCGTTTCCTTACGAGATCGCGCTGTTGTCAGCTCGCGGATTTCAACGTCGTGGGGAAGGTAATGATCGGCATAAGTATAGGGCAGGTTATTTTGTAAATGGCGGGCAATGTCTGTTAAGGCCGTGTTGTTCGTTTCGTAAAAATCGATCAACCGGACTTCGCGGCCTACTTGTTGTGCGAACCACACAGCGGTTGAATCATCGAGCCCCAAATCCCAAGCAGTATAAACTGGCAGGCCTGGCTCCCACGGGACCGAGCAAATGCGGCCATCATCGTTTAGGGCGCGAAGCTGTTTGCCATAGTACGCCCCGACGATTGCTGCATCAAAACTGCATTCATACTCTTGGTCGTAAGCCTCTTCGCTCATCATGCCGCGAGCGTCGGCCAATTCCCCATCGGGTAAAATGTTAGTCTCCGAAGCTTTCAGGCAAAGCGAAAACCATTCACTAGGCTTCCGCCTTGCATTTTCCCAAATTTCCCAGAACCCATTGCGGCCTTTAGGTGTTCCGATGAACGCACACCATCCTTGTCTGTCTGATAGCGCCGGCCGGATTACCTCGGGCCATGCCCGCGGGTCCATGTCTCCAGCCTCGTCCATTATGCAGCCGTCAACGTATATCCCGCGAAGACGATCGTAATTGTCTGCACCGTAAAGCCGAATACTGGCGTTGTTGTTCGGGAATGTGACCTTAAGCTCGCTTTCGTTGATCTGCATTCCGGGAATTTTACCGACGAACCCTTTTACGTAACTCCACGCCACATCTTTTGATTGGGCATAATACGGGCTGATGTATGCGAAGCGAGGGTTAGGCTTATCGCACCTGAGCGCTGCATCTATGAGATCCATAATGCAAGCGACGGTCTTGCCGGCTCGTCTGTGAGCTACGATGCATGACCATCTTTGCGCGCGCTTATGGAAAGGTCTGAATTGATCTCTAGGGCGATAGCCTAGATCAATTGTAACGGCCGTCACTAGGTTCTGCTGTCAGTTCTAGTTGTTTACGGTGTTCGACAGTTTTAGCCTGCGCCTCATCCTCGATGCGATCGACCGATGTGACGATGCTGTAGCTGATAGGGTTGTCCTGATCGCCTGAGTGAGTGACGTTAGCCAGCTTGGGATGCATGTACGGAAGGGCTTCTTTTGCGGCCATGAACTTTATGGCGTCGTATTCTTCCTCATCGCGCATAACGCCGACAATATATCCAAGCGGTGTCTTGCCTGCTTTCAACAGAGCATTTGCAGCATTCACGCTCTTTTTGTCGATCTTGGCGCTGAAAGGTTTTCGCCCTGCGCCTTCTCTTTTCCCACCTCTAGGCATATTCAATCTTTAACTTGCTGTTGCAACGGTTCCAATCAAACGAAATCAAATAATTCAAACCGTTGTGCATGTGTTGATCATAGCTCTCGTTGTCGATGCAACGATTTAATTCAAGTTTTTATTCAAGTTTTTCAAATTTGCTCGTCAACCATGCATAGAACCGATCAAGGGTGTTTTCAATGTAACGTTTGCATTCATCGAACCGCTCGCATGGAACCATATATTTTAGTCTGAGTGTTCCGATTTTTTTTTCGGCTTGTAGGACGGTGATATGGTATTCATCGCTTACCTTATCTTTCCGGCCCTTCACAAAATAGCCTTTGCCTTTGCCCAGTTTGTAATAGAGTTCCTTTGCCGCCTTCGCGATTACGGGTGTTATGTCGAGATACGGTTTTGATTCCGGCTTTGTTTTGGGCTCTCTTGGCTCCCAAAGGTCGCGAGCGAATTCCGGCCAAGACATTAAAGCTTTGCGGCGAATATCAGCGTATACCTTGGCCGTATTGTCGTCTTCCGGCTGCTCAGCCTCTTGTGCGTAGTCGAGCCAGCTTTCTTCAAATAGCTCGGCTGGTGCCGACATGGCGCGTTCTTCGCGGTTGCGCCTACTTATGCGAGTATTGAAATTTAAAGTGTCTACAGCCCACGGGTCACAGCCCAATTCCGGAAGCTCGTCTTCTTCGCGCTCTGTCTCGTCCCACTGGCACGACAAAGCCACATCAAGCAATACAGATGCTTCCCGGCAATTCAGCCCCCGGGCCTCCGATAACGCTTCGGTGATTTGCCTATTCACCGACGAAACCCACCCCCCGGTATGCGCGGAATTTTCTGCATTGTCCGTTCCGCCCGCCGCGAACTTTTCTGCATTTCCCGTGCCGCCCGCGTTATCCCGCCGCGTCCGTAATGATTGCAATCGTCGTCTTCAGGAAAGCCAGTGATATCACTCACGCGTTCCACTCCAGTGACATCGCTCACGCGTTCGACTTTAGGCTCTTTTAATCGCGCCACAACGTTATGCGCGTGCGTCGCTGCATCAATTGCCGACATTTCATCTGATAATTCAGCGATCACTGCATCATACACTTGCTCGTCGGTGACAGCATGCAGCGTTTTGGGTCTCATCATATTTTTTTCGATTTCAGGCACGCGCCAAACTTGGGGCTAAAACGCAGCCAAGGGGCGCAAGAGCGGCCTACTGACAGCCGACTGTAATGCAGGAAACACTATGCGATTCAGTTTGCCTGATTTGAGACACAGTTGTCAATAGACCAACTTACCAACAAGCGCTTCCTTAACAAGGTGAAGAGATTTTTTGCCGAAATTTGGAATTTTCAACAATTCCTTATCTGTCTTATTGATGAGGTCCGCCACTGTTCGGATGTGGCTTTTCGGGTCGGGATGATCGTTCTGGTTGAGAAGCAAGTTCTTAACCCGCGGCGGCAGTGCAAGCTCCGAAATGCTTGTATTGAGTTTATATTTTTTTATGATCATGCTGCTTCAAGCTTTCCAAGTTCAACTGTTGCTTTTCCGATCGCGGTTTCTAGTTCTGCTTTCTTAATTCCAAATAGCTTTGCAATGGTCCCTATCAAGCCGGTTGGCCTTCCCATGTCGTCTAGGACCTGCACCCTCTGTTGGAGCTTAAACGGCAGCTCCGTGGCTTCTGTGCCCTCTAAAGCAGCCACGTAGTCGACAACTTGAGGCGATACGGGTTGAGGTTCTCCGTTGCACTCGATCGGCTTGATGACTTCCTTAAGCTTTTTAACAGCTATCCAGTCGATGTAGTCAGCAGTGATCACAAGGTATCCAGGCAGGACCGGGACATAAACTGTTTCCACCTTGCGGCGGTTCTTTGGGTTGCGCTTGGTTGTTTGTCTCATTGGCAGAGTTGATTTGATGCCTATGGCTTCAAGCTCTTTCGCTGCCTTTTGTTCCGTTCCCGTTACCAATCTTAGAATGAAGCTCTGCTGCATACCTGCTCACCGCGCGCTGTCTTGTTGATTTCTTTTCCGCTATACGCTGCGAGACTGATTTTCTGGTTTTCTTGGGCACTAGGTTGCCATTCTTATCAATGCGAAAGCCTTTTAGATGAGCAGTCATGCTGCTAACCCCACAACTTGCGCCACCAAAACGGCCTTAATGCTTTTTTTGTTTTTCTGCGGAACGATCGTAACGGCTTGGCAACCACTCGATATTGACCAGCTTGCTCATTTGGCCCTGGCCGAACAACCCGCTCCAATCTGATGACCCGGTGCAATTCTCCGTCGAGCGTGACTTGCTGACCCGGTGAAAGCGCTGGGCAACTTGCGACAACGCAAACTTGATTGCCATCAATTTCGCTTGCTGAAATGTAGTTTAGATCCATTGTCATTTTAGCTTACTCACATCGACTTGCCGGATTTTTATTGTCGTAATTTTGGGCTGCTCAACGGGGACCACAATTATTACCCACACCAGCAGAAAGGCTACAAAAAGCAGTATTTCTCCGAAAGTATTCACTGCTCACGCCGCCTTTTCTTTCCAGGATTTTCTGGGCTCATGCTCGCCTCACGGTCAGCTTCCAGGCGTGTCGCCCTGCTGGCTGGCAGCTGTGCACGGTGCATGGCCCAAAGTTTTGGAGAAGAACCCGCTCGCGGCTTGCCGGCGCACCTGGCGTCCGATCAACAAGCACGTCACGAACCTTCCCGTCTTGACGATCCGGCCCGAGCCTTTGAATTTCTTTAAAGGTTTTCATGCTGCCTTTTTCTCCAGCTCGAACTTGCTGCAGCTATCCGCGTGCGTCACGAGCTGTCGATATTTGATGCTCCGCAAGTTCACGCAGCGATGGACCGGCACGTTGCCGCGCTCCCAAATTAGCGGATTGAGGCTTCGCCAAGCGCAGTTTTTACACATTGGTTTAGTCATGCACCTGCCCGCCAATTGTCAATTTCCGGCCCGAGCCGATCGTTTATTTTTTTTCGGTTTTCAACGAACGACTTGGCAAGATCTTTTAAACCGGAGTGCATAATGCCCATATCGACCGCGCCCGCTGCACACCGGTTGATTAGTTCTGTTTGGCGCTGGATTTCCCTCTGCTCGAACCCATTGGGGTAACGGCGCTCGCGCCTGATGAATTCATGCAGACCGAGCAACCAATCTTGCTCGAGGGCCGCCTTTCCAAGCTGGCATTTCACCATCCGATCTGCGACCGCGAATGCCTCATCTGACCGCTCCGGGTAGGATGGTCCAGATGGCTCGCGCAACTTCCCAGAGACTGCACGAGCGTCGCTAATTGCTTCACCGACAGCGTCCATACATTCGCCAATCGTCGGCCAAACTCGAAACTTTGTTTTGCGCAGCAGCTTATCAACCGCTCGGTGCAACACTTCTGGTGAAGTGCCATGCAGCGCCCGCTCGTATTCGGCGACCATTGCGGAGCTGTTGTCTGTTTTTGGCTCACCAAACACCGTCACAAACCGACGAATAACCACATCCCGGACTGCACTCATTGAAAATACCCCTCGCTTTCAAGCAAGGCGTAAACACCGCCCTTTTCTTGCGTTGATTGCTGCTGGTTTTGGATTTTCTGGCGTCTGCACCAATTCCGCCACGTGGCAAACCAATCGCGCTTAGTCGCGTTTTGCCCTGATGCGCTTAGCCAGTGATCGCGAAACTGTTCTGCGATATCTCGAACAATCGCCTCTGAGAAATCTGGTCGGTTTTCTAAAGCCCATTCACCCCAACTTTTGGGAAGCTTCCAATCAGCAGGCAGGCGCGTCCCGCGCGTGCTCTTCTCTTTAACATTCTTATCATTCTTAGAAACATTCTTATAAGATGGCCCACCTAGTGGCCCGGTTTTTAGCTCTTGTGGCCCACCTTGTGGCTCACTTGTTTTTTCCAAGTGCTGATATTTCTCGTAATTACAAATAGTTATGACGCTGAGTTGTGTCCCATTTTGTGGCTCGATTTCTATCATGTTGTGGCCCACGCAGTGGCCCAGAAATCGCTCGCATTTTGTGACGCTCAAATAGGTGAATTTCTTGTGCAACTCTCGCTTTGATAAGCGCAGTTGACCGCGGCCAATTCCGTTGGCTTTAAAGCGAGCCTCGGCAATCATCCAAACCCATGGGCCGATGAATTCCGGGTATTTCGTAAACAGCGGATTATCGAATAAAGAGCGGTGGATTTTTACAAACCCAGCCTTGTTTTTGTCGGTTTTGTCCTGCATATTCAAACTCTCAAAAACGTGGAACCTGCACAATCTGTTCAAGCCCGCCGACTTCGCACATTGGCGGGCTTTTTCTTTTCCAAAATACGCGGATGACTATTTGCCCTTGGCCGGGTTGCAGAAAGGGGAATCCACAACCCGGACTCGCAATACCAAGGGCACTGGTTACGCTTGCGATACAGGACAAAGCCCGCAAACGGGCGTCGTAACCTCACTTAGCACCCGACCGGCTTAGGGAAGCCAGGCAGGCTTTGTCCTATGCCGCAGTCGTCATTTCACTAGTTTTGGATCGACCTGAGCTGCACGCAATCCCTGCATACTGCCGTTCCCTCAGCTTCTCTTTTAACAGTCTCAGAGAGCTTCCAAACACTGCCTCATGATCAATCGAGTATCCCTTTGACCTCAGATACATATCCGTCTCAAATTGATGATGCCTAAGAAGCTTTCCGTCTTTTTTCATGTTGCACACTTGCTGCTCGCTGATGCCCCAAAAGACGGCAGCCTCGCGGTTGCCACCCAAGGCATTAACGACCTCGTTAAGGGTTTTCAGCTTATTAAAGTTCA